AGCACGCGATCTTCGGGCTGCGTATCGACTATGCGTTTGCGCCGACGCTGCGTCTCGAAAGCGAGACCAACTATTACGTCACGGACTACAAGCGGATCATCGTCGCCGCGCGCACCCGCGACCAAGCGGCCATCGCCTTCAACTTCGCGGCGGCGTTCGCCCGGACCCTGCCGGCCGAGCTGCAAGCGCGCCTGATCTTCCGGCGCTCGCCACGGCTTGAAATCGAATTCGAGGGCGACGGCGGCGGGCATGTGCTGCGCGCCGTCGCGGCCGAGGGCAAGAACGTGTTGGGCGGCGGGCCGACGCTGGCGCTGATGGACGAAAGAGCACATTGGACTGCGGACGCGGGCGACGATCTGGAGGCGGCGATCCTGTCGGGCCGGGGCAAGCGCAGCGGCCGGGCGCTGATTATCTCGACGTCGGCGGCGGACGACGCGCACGCCTTTTCCCGCTGGATCGATCACCCGCCGCCGGGCACTTATGTTCAGGAGCATCGCCCGTCGCCCGGCTTGCCGGCGGACGATCTGCCGAGCCTGCTGGAGGCCAACCCCGGCGCGAAAGAGGGCATCGGCAGTTCCCCGGACTGGCTTGTCGCGCAGGCCGAGCGCGCCATCGCGCGGGGCGGGAACGCCCTGTCGACGTTCAGATTATATAATAGAAATGAAAGGGTTAGCGGCGAGACGCGGGGCCTGTTGCTGACGGTCGATCAATGGCTCGCGGCCGAGACGGTCGACCTTCCGCCGCGCGACGGGCCGGCGGTGGTGGGCGTCGACCTGGGCGGCTCGGCGAGCATGTCGGCGGCGGCGCTCTACTGGCCCGCGACCGGCCGGCTGGAGGCGTTCGGCGCGTTCCCCAGCAAGCCGACGCTGGCGCATCGCGGCGCGGCGGACGGCGTGGGCGGGCGATATGTCGAGATGGAAGACCGGGGCGAGCTGGTCACGCTCGGCGACGCGGTGGTCCCCGCCCGCGACTTTCTCCATGGCGTCATGCGCCACCTGGACGGCGGGACGCTCGGCGCGCTGGTCGCGGACCGATACCGCCAAGCCGAGTTCGAGGAAGCCATGGCGGCGGCGGGCGTCGTCGCGCCGGTGGTCTGGCGTGGGCAGGGCTTCAAGGATGGCGCCGAGGATGTCGAGAGGTTTCGCGCCGCGGTCTTCGACGGGCGCGTGCGCGTGGCGCCGTCGCTGCTGTTGCGCTCGGCGTTCGCCGACGCGGTGACGCTGAGCGACCCGGCGGGCAACGCCAAGCTCGCCAAGGGCCGCAGCAAGGGCCGCATCGACGCGGCGGCGGCGACCATTCTTGCGGTGGCCGAGGGCGCGCGCCGGCTGGCGCGGCCGGTGCGGGCGGCCCGCGCGCCGGTGTGGGCGTGAGCGCGTGGCACCGCAACCCCGCGTGGCCGGGGCTGCGCACGGCGGCCAAGCGGCGCGACGGGTGGCGATGCGAGCGCTGCGGCGCGCGGGGCCGGCTGGAGGTCGACCATGTGCAGCCGGTGACGCGCCGCCCTGACCTGGCGATGGTGCTGGAGAACCTGCAAACGCTGTGTCGAGATTGCCATATTGACAAGACGAAAGCGGACCATGGCGCGAATGATGACCCGGAAAAGCAGGCGTGGCGGATGGCGATAAAAGACTTGGCGCGCAAGCCGCATATCGGTTAGACTGTGCATGATCGTCGGATGACGAACAGGCCCTTAGATGGAGACTTTCCCCATGCTGGAAAGCGTGAAGATCGCCCGCCGCCAGTCGGAGATTCGGCAGTCGCTGGCCGAGCTGGCGGCCAAGCCGCAGCCGACCGACGACGAGACGCGCGCCATGGAGACCATGGACGCCGAGTATCGCGCCAACGAGACCCGCTATCGCGCCGCGCTCATCGCCGAGGATGGCGAGCGCCGCGACGCCGGGGCCGAGCTGGAGACGCGCGGCGGGCGTGAGTGGCGCGACCTGTGCGCCGGCTTCGAGCTGCGGCAGGCGGCGCTTCACCTGGACGAGGGCCGCGCCTTCGACGGCCGCACGGCCGAGGTGGTCGCCGAGCTGCGCAGCGCCGGCGGCTATCGCGGCGTCCCCGTCCCGCTGGAGGCGCTGGAGACGCGCGCGGGCGAGACGGTCGCCGCGGGCGTGATGAACCCCGTCGACACCCGCCCGTCGATCGACCGCATCTTTGCGGCCAGCGTGGCGGCGCGCATGGGCGTCGCGTTCCTCAACGTCGGCGCCGGTGAGGTCGAGGTGCCCGTGACCACGAGCGCCATCACGGCCGCATGGGCGGCGACCGAGACGGGCGACGTCGCGGGACCGACCGTCTACGCCACGACCGACCGGGCGATGAAGCCCCACAACACGCTGGGCATCCAAGTCGCCATCACCCGCCGCGCCATGAAGCAGGCGGGCGACGCGCTGGAGGCGGCGATCCGGCGCGACCTGTCGGGGACCATCGCGCAGGAAATGGACAAGGCCGTGTTTCAGGGCAGCGGCCTGAGCGGCCAGCCGACCGGGCTGCTCAATCAGGCGGGCGTTCCGTCGACCGCGTTGAACGCCGCGCCGACCTACGCGGCCTTCCTCACCGAGGTTACCGCCTTCATGGCGGCCAACGCCATCACCCAGCCGGGCGAGGTGCGCGCGCTGATGCGGCCCGAACACTTCAAGGCGCTGGAGACGGCGATCAACGCCGATATCCAGATGACCGAATATCACCGGCTCGCCTTCCTGATCGCAGGCCGCAACGAGACGGGCACGTTCCCGCAGAACATCACCGTCTCGGCGAACGCCCTTCCCGCGCCGGCCGGTGATCCGCTGGCGGCCCCGATGCTGTTCACCACGCCGACCGGCGGCGTGGCGCCCGCGTTCGTGGCCACCTGGGGTGCGCTGGACCTGATCCGCGACCCCTACAGCGACGCCAAGTCGGGCGGCGTGCGGCTGACGGCGCTGCTGACGGCGGACGTGACCGTCTCGCGGACCGCGCAGTCGCGCATCCTGACGGGCGTGCGGTTGGCGTGATGCTGACCGCCGCGCCCTTGCCGGCGCTGGAGCTGCGGCGGGCCGGCGACGGCTCGGCGACGCTTGCGGGCGCCTTCCCCTATGGCCAGCCGACCGAGCTGGCGCCGGGGCGGCGGGAGGTCTTCGGGCCGCGCGCCCTGGTCCCGCGCGACGACGTGCATTTGCTGTCGCAGCACGAGTTCGCGCGCCCGCTGGCCAGCGTGCGCGCCGGGACGCTGCGGCTGGAGAACGACGACGCCGCGCTGCGTTTCGAGGCGACGATTACCGCCCGCGTGCTGCGGACGCAGGCGGCGACCGATGCGCTGGCGCTGATCGAGGAAGGCTTGGCGGCGGGCGTGTCGCCCGGCTTCACGGTCGACGCAGGCGGGGAAGACGTCGCCCGCGACGGCGACGGGCTGCTGCGCACGATCCGGCGGGCCGAGTTGCTGGAGCTGTCGATTGTCACCCGCCCCGCCTATCCCGCGGCGGCGGTTGAGGCGCGGTCCTGGGCGATCACGGGCGCGTCGCGCCGCGTGCGACGGTGGCGCGCATGACGGTCGAATTGCTGAGCGAGGCCGAGGGCGACCCCGCCGCGTGGCCGGTGGTGACGCCGCGCCGCGCGCTCGACAACGAAGCGGTGGACTATGGCGTCCCGCCCGAGTCGGAGGTGGAGGCGGCGATCATCTGGCGGCGGCTGGAGGCGTGGATCGCGCATCGCTGGCCCGCGCGCAGCGTGACATGGCTGCTACGCGGCCCCGGCGACTGGTCCCCGCGGCTGGCGCCCTTCACCCTGTCAACGGCCGAACGCTGGAACGGCGCGGCGTGGGAGACGGCGACGCCGGACCCCGCCCCGCTGGGCTATGCCCTGGATGCCGCGACGTGGCGCATCAGCGGGACCGCGGGCGATGACAGCGCGACCCCGGCGGACGTGCTGGAGGCGTGGCGGCGGTTGCACGAATACGCGCGCGGCGTGGCGCATCGGCACCTTGGGGGCGCGGCGATCTACCAGACGGACGGCGACCGCCGCCCCGCAGGCTGGGCCGGCAAGGCCATTCATCTGAGCGGCGCGGCGGACCTGCTGCGGCCTTATCGGAGGCTCGGCGCATGATCCGGTGGCCCTGGTCGAAACCGAAACCCGAGACGCGCAGCGTCGGCGGCTTCACCGGCGCGGCGATGCTGGCGCGGGCCGACGTCATCACCGGCGCGCGCGGCGCGGCCGAGCTGACGGCGGCGGTGCAGGCGTGCGTGTCGCTATGGGAGAACGGGCTTTCGCTGGCGGACGTCGACGGCGCGCCCATGCTGACGCCGCGCACCCTCGCCTTGATCGCCCGTTCGCTGGCGCTGCGGGGCGAGTTCGTCGCCCTGATCGACGGCGACCGGCTGACCCCGGCGGCGGACTGGGACGTCACGACCGCGCGCACGGCGCCGCGGGCCTATCGTCTGAGCCTTCCCGACACCGGCGGCGGGCGCACCCTCACGGCGCTGGCGCCCGAGGTCGCGCATATCGTCATCGGGGCGGATGCGCGCGAACCATGGCGCGGGACCGCGCCGCTGCGGCGCGCCAGCCTGACCGGCGACATGCTGGCCACGGTCGAGGCGGCGCTTGGCGAGGTCTTCGCGAACGCGCCGCTCGGCAGTCAGGTAGTCCCCATGCCGGAGACGCCGGGCGTCGACCTGGAGCGGCTGGCGGCGGGCTTCCGAGGCCAGCGCGGGCGCGTGCTGTTGCGCGAGAGCGTGACCACGACGGCGGCCGGCGGGCCGGTCCCGCAAACCGACTGGAAGCCGGCCGGCATGACCATGAACCTGCGCGACGCAATGGCGCTGGAGGCGCTGGAGCGGGCGCAGGCGGCCATCCTCGCGGCCTATGGCGTCGATCCCAGCTTTTTGAGCGCAACCGCCAATGGCGGCGGGCTGCGCGAGGCGCAGCGCCACCTCGCGACCTGGACGCTGCAGCCGGTGGCGGCGCTGATCGCCGAGGAGCTGACCGCGAAGACCGGCGCGCCGGTGGCCCTGGACGTGCTGCGAGCGCTGCAAGCCTATGACGCGGGCGGCCGGGCGCGCGCCGCGGGCGCCATCGTGCGCGCCCTGATCGAGGCCAAGGAAGCCGGGCTTGACCCGGCGACCATCGCACGGGCGTTCGGCCGCGTCGATTGGGAGGTGTGAGGTTCGGCGCGTCAGGCGATCCGCGTCGGAGACCCAGCGGGCGGTGGTCTGAAACACCCGCAGCCGGGGGGCGCGCTTTTCCTTCTTTGGCGCGGTGACCCCGGCGGGCGGGCGGCGGCTCTTGTGACGGGGGCCGTCGCCCGTCTAGGCGCGCGGAACGCGGCGATTGACGGCTCGGCGACCCGAATCCGTAAGGCGTCCCTGAGATGCCGCGTCGTTCTGGTATCTATGTGGTATCTTGCGCGCGCCGCGCTAGCCTGAATTTCCGCTAAGTCTTTGATTTTGTGGCGCACCCATCAGGATTCGAACCTGAGACCTCTGCCTTCGGAGCTGGCTTAATGGCCTTTCCGAATTGCGCGACAGAGCACGCCAGAGCACGATAAACCACTGTTTCACATAGACTTTCTGAATC